CTGAAAAGCTCGACCTCTTGGCGCCTTACAGCGCCGCTTCGCGAGGGCAATCGAGTTTTTCAGGCGCTACACCACAATCTCCGCTGCGTTCGAGCTAGTTTCGCGCAACGATTCCACGCTTGGAGCAATTTATGTTCAGAGCCAACTGCGACCGGCAAGCTTGCCGAGAACAGCGCGATCGGTGTGACGTCGATTGGCGCGGGACACTGCGACAGCGCGCGCCCTAGCTAGTAGTCAGGCCAGCGCTCCTGCTTGAAGAACAAGAACGGGGTGCGCTCGCAAAATCTGTCCCCGGGATGGCGTGTCTGCTGATCGCGGTCGCTGTACCAGCCGTTGGCCGGATTGTTTCTGCCGATGTAGGGTGACTCATGATTGATGCTCAGAGAGCGGGTGTCGCCGGTGCGGGTGACCTCAATGGTCGTCATGATCCGGAGCAACAACGGGCACGGATTATTGACCGGGATGCGATCGGCAAACGCCTGGAAGTAGATTGAGACCGGGCGCTGCTTATATTCGTGTGTTTCTCCTAGCGCGACCGGCAACAGCGCCGGTGAAACGCCGGACGCCGTCACCCTTCCTGCCGGCGCCGCGCCTGACAGCGGACCGGTGAGCCCGTCGATCCCGACCATCTCGCCGAGCCCGTCCCACAGATTGCCGTCGAGGGTGCGCAGCTTGCCGAATCCGCTCCACACCCGCTTGGTGGCGGACAGGAAGCTGAACTGAATCAGGAACGCGCATTCGGCTTTTGAGCCGCCGACCACGGCCACGACGTCCGTGGGAAGCGACATCAGCCTGCCCTCGCCTGGTGCTGGGCCATCGCGGAAACGGCACGGCGTTCGAGGCTGGCATTGAGCGCTGTCACGGTGCGCTCCAGCCTCGCGATCGCGGCTTGGTCGGCACCGGTGGCGTCAATCTGATAGACAGGGGCGATATTGATGCCGCCACCGCGTGCCGCGATCGCGTTCGGCACCACTTGCGCGCCCCTCGGCAAATTGACCAGCTCCTTGCCGTTCTCCCCAACCCAGGCCATGCCGCCAGGCGCGCTGTCCGTGCCCTCGGCGAAGCCCGGAATGATACCCTTGAGGATCGAAGCGAAGGGACTCAGTCCGCCCGAGGACGGCGCATTGAAGATCGAGGCGAATATCGAGTTGATACCGCCCTTGCCGAGCGTCTTTAGCAGGTTGTTGAGAACGTCGTTCAGGTTCTTGCTTTCGAAGATAGCATCGCCAAATGCCGTCGATAGCGCCGAGCCGACCTGCTGGCTGGCGCTGTTGATCTTATCGAGCGATTCCCGCGCCCGATCGTAAGCTGATGTCGCGGTCGCGATGTTCTGCGACGACGCCAGGAAAGCCGCCGAATGCTCCTTGGTCAGTGTGATGCCGGCAGCTTCCAGCGCCTGCTGGGCCGACATGGTCTGTCGCAACTTCTCATACTTGTCGATCTGCGCCTGCGTCACCTCGCCATGGTCGCGCAGGATGGCGGTCAACAGCTGAAACTCGGCGCGGAACTGCGCCTGCACGGCATTGTTCTGGAACGTTGCCGCGGTATCGGCATTGAGCGTCGCGGTCCGCTTTGTGATCTGGTCGACACCGATCTCGAACTGGTCGCGAGCGTCGCTGCCGGTCTTGCGCTTCGGCAGAACGCCGGTGCCGGTCTTGTCATCCGCTGCCGCCGGCCGCGCCGCCGGCGTCGGCACGCCCTCCGGAAAACTGAGTCCGGAGGCGAGCTTCGCGACCGCCGCGAGCTGCTCGGCCGCCGCGCGGGCTTTGTCGCGCATCTCTTCAAGACCGGCAATCAACGCGGGATCCTGCTTGTCCGCCGACAGCGACTTGTAGTGTTCCAGGACCCGGTTGAGCTGCTCCAGATCCTGCGGCGCGCCCTCAGCGTTCTTGGCGAGGATCGCGAGCGAATCCGCATAGACATCGAAGAGGGTCTGCCCCGAACCGGCCTTGACGTTGTTGGCCAGGTTGAGACCTTCGACAAAGCGCCGCGCGCGGTCGATCAGGTCGTCCAGATATGAGCCAATATCGGCGGCGACGGCCTTGAACTGGTAGCCGAGCCGATCCGTCGATTTCTTCCATGCCTCGTCGAAATTCTGCGCCTTGGCGATCGTGGCGCGATCGATGACGGCGCCGGCCTCATTCGCGCTTGCCGCGATCTTCTCGAAGGCTTGCGGACCACCCTTCAGCGCCTCGACCCACGCCTCCGAGAGGCCGAGCATCTGCGCGGCCTTGGTCTTTTCCGGAATGGAATCAAACCTGCCCAGCAGGCTGGCGGCCGCCGTCAGCAGCTGATTCAGATTGATGACGGTGCCGTTGCGGTCCTTGTACTTGATGTTGTTGGCGTCGAGCAGCTTGGTCAGCGAGTTCTCGTTGTTCTTGGCGTCGGCCAGCAGATCCGCGACATGCTTGAGATCGGTTTCAGCTGATGACGACGACACGCCGCCCTGCGTTGCACCGAACTTGATCTGCTGGAATCGATCGGTCGAGACGCCGACATAGGTGGCGTTCTTGGCGATATCCGCGAGCTCGCTGTTCACGTGCTGCAGCACGCCGAGCAATGCAGTGACGCTGGCAATGGCGCCGGTCACGGCGGTCCCGAAATTGGCAAATCCGCCCAGCCCCGGATTGAGGCTGGAGAAGGCACTTTCGATCCGGCTGATCGCCGAATCCGCAATGTTCCCGGCCTGATCCATATCAGCCGCGAACTGGTCGAGCTTGGCGCCGAGCTGAACGACGAGATCAGTGGACATCAGGCAGCACCTTCAAGCAGCGCGTCGAACTCGTCATCCGTCGGCGGCGGAATCTTTTCTTCGGCGCCGTTGGCCTTGTTGAAGCCGTCAATGCAGGCGGCGAACTGCCAGAATGAGCAGCGGTCGACCTGGTCGGGCGCAAATCCTATTGCAGCGCCGGATCCGTAGAGCCCGGCGAAGTTGATCGGCGCGTTGACGTCGCCCTCTTGGGCTTTTTTTTTGAGGCATCGTCGTCGCCAGGCGCGCCGGCCAGACCCGCCATCAGCACCACGAAGGCCGGCCGCATGTTCTCCAGCGGCGGCACGGCGTCGAAGTAATGCTGCAGCAGCCGATGCGCCTCGGCCGGCGTCTTGCCGCCACCGACCAGGCCAAGCCGCAGCACATCCCGGATATCGTCGGGCCACGCGTCGTTGGCGCGGAGAGCATTGAGTAGCGCCATCGGGCCCGTGATCGGCGCCCCGATTGCCAGCCGGCGCAGGTTGACCTTTTCCTGCAGCTCGCGGAACTGGCCGATGCCGAGCCGGAATGTCTGCTCGCCGTCGCCCCAGACCAGCAAGATCCCGCCGTCAGAACTCATTGCAGAACCAGCGGCCCGTCACTGTCGATTGAGACGTCGAGCTCGACCCGCTTGCCGCGGTTGCCGGTGACGTTGAGCTTCGTCAGCACCGCGGCGCCGATCCAGGTCCGCGTGCCCAGGGTCACCTTGATGTTCTTTGAGATGCCGCTTTCCCACCAGGTGTTCCAGACGTCGTAATCCTCGTCGGCGACGACGCCGGAGCCGGAAAGCGCGGCCGCGAGCGACACTACGTCACGATCGAGCCAGGACGGCGCATCCGGATTGTCGCAATCCGGAACGTTGGTATCGTTGGTCGCCGCGGTGCGCGAGAAGCCGCGCGAGTTCAGCCCGCAGGGCGAGGCGAACACCTCCGGCACGGCGCCGTTGCCGAGCTGGATCAGGAATTGCGAGAATTTCAGCGTGGTAGCTTGCGTCATCAAAGCGCTCCATGACGAGTTGATTCAGGGACTACGAAGATGGCAGGCCATCGCCTACCCCGTGGGCGTTCGATCAGTCCGTCGCGGCACTCGACACAGTGCTGAAGCGGTGGCCGATAGTCGCTTGAGCGCCTAGCTGATAATAGCCGCTGGCGCGGCTGGCGCGTTGCCGATTGTTCTCGGCGATGGTCTGATCGAGCGTCTCGCGATATTGCTCCAGGCCACTGCGCTGATATAGCCGATAGGTGCCGAAGAAGAACGGATGCGGCGTCTCCTTGGTGGTGCCGAACTCCTCGGCAAGCGCGTAATCGAACGGCCCGGCGGCGGTGTATTTGGTAGTTAACTTGCCGCCCGCCATCACCAGTACCGAGATCTTGGTGCCATCGGCGTTGGTGACGTCCTTCTTGCGAAGGGATTCGCTGAGATGGCCCGTGACGCTGTGGGAGATCGCCGAGCGCATGTTGCCGATCAGTTCGTCGGCCATGGCGAGTGTTTCCTTGTGGAAATTGTACTTCGCCTTGTTGACTAAGTCCTTCATGTCGGTGCGGAAGCGGCGAACGCTGGGATTATTACTGGCCATCGGAAGTTCCTCCGCGTCTGATGGGTTTCGCGAAGGGCGCAACCCTCGCTACGGACCGCTACGCCGAGGCGCAGATCAGCTTGATATTATAGTTGGCGGTGCCCCCGGCGCCGTTGGCGACCTTGAGGATGTCACCTGTCGCGGCGGTCACCGGCCAGCCGGTGCGGCTGACGAACACGGCCTTGTCGCCAGGCTTGAGATCGATGGTGAAGGTCGGCCCGCTGAACGGCCCGTTGAAGGTGTTGGACGCCGCGCCGCCGACGGTCAGGGTCGAGAGGCTCGTCTCCGGGTTCTCGATCTCGATCGCCTTGACCTTGACGGCTGTGATGGTCTGCCCGAATGCGTCGGTGAGCACGCCGGAGAGATCGAGATTCTCGCTGCTCGAGGCGCCGAGCGGGCGGGTGTCGAAGAAGGCGATATCAGCCTTGCCGTAGCCGGTGCCGTTGCCGAGCAAGATATCCGTAGAGTTCGGAATGTTGTCGACGACGTCGCGACCGTCGAGCGACTTCTTGTTCACGGCGGAAATCGACGCTTTCACGGTGGTGTTGAGCGAGGTCATGCGAAGGACTCCGGTTCGGGTTTGCGAGGCTTAAGTGATGTTGGCGTCGGTCAGAATCTCGAACACCAGGATGCCGTGGCTGGTCAGCCCGTCGGGATCCTGCAGGACGCGCGAGGACTGCAGCAGTAGCGATTGCACGGCGCCGCCGTCTATCGTGAGATCCCGGTCATGTAGCGTGGCGATGATCGCCCGCGCCAAGCCCTTGGTTGCCCGCGAGCTCTTGAAGCGGTCCCAGCTGTGCAGCGTGACGAAGCATTGTACGGCATCAGTGCCCTCGGCGAGCTCGGGAAGCACCTGGAATTCGCCGAACGATACGTAGGGAAATTCCGGCGTGCTCGGGATCCTGTCGAAGACGCGATCATCGACCAGCGACGCCACGTCCGCATTGCCGAGCAGGAGATCGGAGATCGCCGCCTGCAGTGCCTGGGTCGGGTCGGTCAGCATCAGGCCACGCAGCGCAGGTTGAGCCGGACCAGCTCGCCGCCGATGATCTTGGGATCAGAGAAGGTGATGACGCGCGGCGCCTGCCCGCGGATGAACACCTCGTCAGTATCGTTCATGCGCGGGATCCGCGGATCGAGGTCGAACGGCGGCGGCACCGGGATTGTTCCACCCGGCCACTGTGCCTCGTTGATCTGGGTCGGCGACATGATAATCGTAAACTCACTGAGTCGGATGCCCGCCGGCGCCTGAGGGGTGTCAAGGCCATCGACCCGGGCCCGGCAGGTCACCGAGACATAGGTGACGTTCGGCTTCTCGCCGACGCGGCGGCGTAGGATGATGTCCTCGCCGCTTGCGGCTAGCGCGTTGTCGAGCGCGGCGATGATGGAGGCGGCACTGCTCATCATCGCACCGAGGCGCGGACGCTCAACGTGGTCGATCCGGCATAGGTGCCAGTCGAGATGATCCGGGCCGCGAGCTGATCGCCGAGCAATCCGTCATTGACGCCTTCGCTGACGAGATCCGCATAGACCGAGACTGCCTTCGACAGCAATCCGGAAAGGTTGGCGACCTTGGTCGCCTTCGCCGTCGTGAAATCGAAGCGCGCGATTTGGCGCCAGGTGAGGCCGGAGTCAAAGCTGGTCAGCACGATCGCCGAGCAGGTCGTACCGCCGGAGCCATAATTGAAGACGGCCTCGAGCGAGACCGCGGTCATGCCCTCGAGCGAGATGGTCGGCGTCAGGATGACGTCCTTCGCCGTGTCGATCTGCAGCGCGGCCAGGGTGAAAATGCCGGGATTTTCCATGTCTCGGTTCCCTATCGCGCTACGTCAGTCGAAGATCTGGGCCGCCGACGCCGTCGTGCCCGTCGCCATCACCCGGCGCACCCGAAACGGCACGATGAAGCCTGCAGCCGCGGCGGTGAACGTGATCAGATGCGCGCCGTCGTCCGCGGCCTTCAGCGGCAGCACGACGAGATTGCCAGCCACCGTCACCACGATCGCTTTCGGGTAGGCCGCGAAATCGAGGGTATCGCTGGTCGCCACCGCGGCGGCATTGTTGCCGAAAGCGCGCGCCGTCAGGCCGAAGTTGCCATAGGCGTCCTTGGACGAATCGTAGGTGGTGGGCATTTGACAAGGCCTCCAGGATTAGGGGCGCCAAGGTGTGTCGGGTTGGTCAGGCCTTCGCGGTCGTAGCCTTACCGGCGGCCTTGACGTCCGTTCGCGCCACCACCGACAGTTCGGCGCCGGCGTCGACCACCAGTACGCGGCCGTTCAGATTGAACCGGCGACCAAGCTGGGCCGTTATCTCGGCCGCGATCACCGCTGTTATCGGCTTCGCCGCTCGCACGACAAGCAGATCGTCCGGACCCAGCGACAGCTTCGCGATCTGGAATTCAACGTCATCAGCCATGTTCATGTGGGACTTCCTTCAAGCATAGACCGGGCGGCGAAACTGCGAGATCGAGGCCAGCACGCGCGGCGGCAGCAGCTCAGGATCTCCGACCGCCCCAACCCAATATCGCGCTTCGCGCACACCGGGTATGTTCTCTGACATCAGCGTCGGGTCGCGGCCCCGGCTCGCCCAGTAATCGGAGACCAGCGCCACCACGGCGCCCTCGATCGCATATTCGAGCGTACGGCCGGTCTTGCCCGGCAGGATGAAGCCGGCGGTGCAGGCCACGACGACGGACTTGCAGAACCACCAGGCGCAGGGATGGCCGTCGGTCGAGAGCCGGTCGAGCAGGCCGGCGTCGGGATCGAGCCGCCATTCGGTGGGGTCGAGCGGCGTGTCATCGACTGTGACGCTTGCGATCGCCGTGACTGGCGTGCGCGGCAGGAACAGCGTCGTGTCGTTCGGGTTGCCCCAGCGCCCGGCGTGCGTCCTGATCGGCAACTCAGCGTGATCGTGCCAGAAGGTCACGACGACATCTTCCGACGGCAGCCGGTAACCCATCGCGGCCTGGATGTCAGAGGATGCTTCCGCGATCTTGGCCTCAAGGATTTCGTCGTCGGCACGGCTTGCGATCTTGAGCTCGCCCTTGACGCGCGACAGCGTCGTCAGCAGCACTGGCGACGCCGCCGGCGTGATGATGGTGACGACGGAGCGCATGTCAGGTACCGATCGCGATCCAGTTGACCTTCTTGCCGAAGGACGCGGCGGCGGCCGGCGTTGGATCGCTGCCGGTGGTGTTCTGCCAGCTCTTGATGATGATGGAGCCAGCGGCGGGCGCGCCGGCCTGGTTGCCGATCTGGGCGCTCACCATGAAGAAGCCGTCGGTCGGATCATCCTCCATCGAGGCCACGACGGCCACGACGGTCGACAACCCCGTCACCACGGTGTCGGCGGCGGTGACCGTGGTAACCTGGCCGCGGGCGAATTTGAGCGCCGTGCCGGCTTGCGAGAAGATGCCGCCAGCCTCGATGTCGAGCGTGCCGCCGGAGCGGACGAACATCCGGTTGCCGCCCTGCTCGGTACCGATGTTGATATTCGCGGAAGCTGATTGAGCCGTCATTGCGGCCTCCATTAGAGAGAGGAAAACGCGGCGCCTCCGCGAACGAAGGCGCCAGGAGTCGGAGACCTCTCGCCTTACACTGGCGGGTTTGGCGTCGGGCGCACAAGCGGCGCGGTGATCCAGACGCCGGCGATGAAGACGTTGCCGGTGTTGTTGGCCGGCGTGATGGTCACACGCTTGTAGCGCTTGCCACTTGCGCGGAAACCGAGCTTGAACACCTTGTTGTCGGCGGAGAAATCGAAGCTTGCCAGGGCCGCGGTGCCAACCAGGTCGTTGGCGTTGATGGTGGTGTTGTCCGACAGGCTGCTGATTTCGCCCTCTTCGGCCAGTGTCGTGAAGGTGGCGTCAACATCGGCCAGCGAACCGCAGAGGATAACGAACTCGGCAGCCTGCAGGCCCTGCATGTCGAGGATTTGGGAGACATAGGCGGTGTTGTCGGTGGTCGCGGCGACTGGCGCCAGGCCCCGCTTGTAGTCGAGATTGTTGTGCAGCTCATGCTCGTACATGACGAGGCTCCTTTGAATGGGCGGGATTTGAGTGGAAAAGAGCCTGCGCAAAATTGCGCGGGCTCCCGGGCATCAGGCGCCCTTCAGGTCGCGAGCAGTTTGATCGCCTCGAAGTTGGTGACGTCGCCACCGACCCGCTTGCGGGTATAGAACTGCACGAATGGCTTGGCCGAATAGGGATCACGCAGGGTCGAGATCCCCAGGCGATCGACGATCTGGTAACCGATCTTGAAATTGCCGAACGCAATCGGCAGTTTGGTGGCACCGACCGCATCCATGTCGGCCGCCTGGCGCACCTCGTAGCCGAGCAGAACGCCGGGCTTACCGGCCTGCTGGTTTGGCTGCCAGATATAGCGACCCTCGCCGTCCTTCAGCAGCATGGCCTTGCCGACGGTGCCGCGCTGCATCAGCCAGTTGGCGCCGTTGAGGTAATATTCTTTCAAGGCCGTCAGGATGTTGATGAGATCGTCCCAGGAGATTGCGCCGCCGGTCGCAGCCGCGATCTGCTCGATCTTGCCCTGGCTGCCGGCCGAATAGGTGCCGGACGCATAGGTGACGAAGCCGCGCGGCTTCTTGATGCCGTTGCCGGCGACGAATGTCGTCGCCTCCATGCGACCGAACTTGTCGCCGATCTTGCGGCCCAGCCATGCCTCGACGTCGAAGACCGGATCCTCGAGCAGCTTCTGGGTGATCTTGGGGTTGGCGTAAAGCTCATGCACCGGAATCCGCTGCATACCAGCCTTCGGCGTCGCGGTCTCCGGCCTGTCCTCCAGCTCGCCGACCCAGCCGCCGGACGCCTCGTCATCGTCGCGCGGATATTCGATCGCATCCGACGAGATCGTGACGACATCAGCGATCGCCCGCATCGGCGAGGTCTCGAACTGCACGCCTGTGATGACCTGGCCGATGGTCGGGGTCAGCAGATAACCGCCATCCGGGTCGGAGCCGACCGACATGGCCTTCATGTCGACGCCCTGCCCGTCCTTGTCGCGCCGCAGATAGATCGGCATCGCCTCGGAATAGGCCTTGAACGCCGCGACGTCGACGCGCTCCTCGTTGAAGGGCACGCCGACCTTGAGTTCGCCACGTGCCGCCATCGCGGTGCGGGTGAAGTCGCGCGCGAACTTCAGCTCGTTGTCCTCGGAACCGCCGCCGCCGAGGCGACCGCGGTTGAACTTCTTCTCCAACTGGTCGATACGATCCTGCGCGGCCTTGAGCGCAGTCTCCTCGATCGCCTTGACCTGCTTGGCCAAAGCGTCGTGCTTTTCCAGCACGCCGGTGGTGAGCGCATCCATGTCTTTCTTGAACTCGGAACTCGACGTGACGCTCTTCGGCGCGTCCTCCGCGATCTTGCGGACGGCGTCGAGGTCCTTCTGCATGGAATCCTTAAGCGCTTTGACATCGGTGCCAAACGCTTTCACTTCTCGCTGGACGTCTTCCAGCACAGACTCGAGATCGGCCATATCTGCCTCTTTTCAGGATGAAGGTTGCGAAACAGCCCGAAGCCTCTTGACGGCCTCGAGCAACTTGATCGCGCCGTCCTCATCCCGAGGCTCCGACGACTTGAAACCGCGAGCGGCGATCGCCTTCGCGGCAGCGTGCGAGAAACCGCCTGCATCCCGCAGGAAGTCCTCGAATTCCCTGATCGTGTTGATCTGTGACGCAGTCTTCACAGTGCCGGTGCGCGCCAGCTCGTTCATCGGGAACGTCACCAGCGAGACTTCCGGCAGATGCTTGATGCTCTTGATGGTGCGGCGCGGTTCGTTCGGCTTGCTGCCGCGGACGTGGTCGCCGACCACATAGCCGATCGACAATCCGTCCAGCGCGCGCTCCTTCATCGCGCCATAGATGCGCTTGCCGGATTCGGTGTCGAGATTGATCAACCGGCCTTTGCATTGCAGGCCGTGGGTATCCTCGCTCATGGTGTTCCAGCAACCGACCGGCAGATCCGCCATTGGATCACTGCCGCCGAAGAGGCCACCGCCCATGCTGCCGTGGTTGAGCAGCATCTTGGGCATCGTGCCCTTGGCCTGGTGGCGCTGGATCACGCCAGCGAAGGCGCCGGGCTGCATCAGGTCGCCGCCGTCATCCTCGTTGTTGAAGACGGAGCCATAGCCTTCGAAGGTGCCCGCGGGTTGGCCGTCCTCGGTGAACTTGTAGGCGAAGCTGAAGGCCTTGCGCTCCGGGAGCAAAGCGCGCGACTTCGGCGCGTCGATGAGGTCGATGAGGTCGGAAGCTGCCTTTTCGACAGCTCTATCACTCTGTTGCGCCGCGCGCTGTTTGGCGGCGATCAGGCCGGAGCGATAGAGGCGACCGGCTTTCGCCACGGGATATTTGTAGCGCGCCTTGGTCTTGTCGTTAGCGGAGCGATCGAGGCCGAGATGATGCCGCGAGTAGTTGGTCCAGTCGTCGCCGCCCTTGCCCAGCAAGGCGTTGCCGTCGCTGGTGTCGAACGACCATGCGCTGCTGCGATCGACGGCGCCGGCCGCGATCAGCGAATGGGCATAGCTCTCGCCGGCAAGATTGAGATCGGTCATCACAGGGGCTCCGGAGCAGGACCTACACCAAGCTGATCGGCGGATGGTCGGTACCGAGAATGCGGACATGAACCGCGGCGTCGGCATTAAGCGCGGCCAGCTCTTCCGACGTCGGCAGCTAGGCCGTCGCCATCGCCGTCGTATCCTCGCCATTGACGATGCAATTCATGGGCTCGTCGCGCACAGGCGCTCCGAGATAACCCTGGGACTTGCCGATGACGCGCGTGGCACCATCGATCGGGCCGATCCGCGTGTCCGCTTTCTCCTCGTCGGCTGCTTCAGCCAAATTGAATGGGATGCGGCTTGGTCGATGTCCGACATGCCCCGATAACGACGGAGTTTTGCGTTGCAGAAGATTTTCGCGATGTGCCAAATGCGGACATCAACGCGCGATGCGCGCGGGGTGCTCTGGATTTCGGCGTATGAAGTCCTCAACGTCCCGCAGGCGCTCTGGCAATGGCTGTGCGCCCGCGTAGTGCCAAAATCGGAAGCCTGCTGACCAGAGGGCCTCCACCTTCATCCATTGCTCTGCATCGGTCCGCTTCGGAGCCTTGAACGCGCGACCCATTTCATGAAGGCAAGAGCCGCAATGCGGGCAAACGGTGTTCGTATTCGCCCGAACCTTCCATGATTTCCGGCACTCGAAACAGGCATGAGCTATGAGATAGTTGCGTCCTTGCAACGATAGCTCCGGACGAGGGGACCGAGGACGCGGATCGGCACGCGTGCCGGTAGCGCGCCGCAAGTCCATTCGTCGAGCCTTTTCCAAACCGCTTACCATTTGAGAAGAATGGCAGGAGAGCCCTAAGTCCGCAACGGGTCAAAGGCCGAAAGTCTCACATCGAGTAAATCTGGTCGGCACCACCTCAGATAGCCGACATTGGTACCTGCCGTGAAGATTTCTCCGTCGGCCATCAGCAGACAGAAGTGAGGAGTGTACCAGAGTCTTGTCAGTTGATATCATTCCCAACCCGGGGCTTCCAATCGAGAAAGCGGGATGAGCAAAGACAAGCGAAAGAATTATATGCGTGCGATGGAGTGTTTGCGCGCTGTCAACGCCGAGCGTCGAGCTCCCAACAGTGGGGTGCTGGTGATCAATCGCAAGAAGCTGCCGCCGCCGGTCATCCGCTATTGCGTCGAGCGCGGGCTGGCAAGGCTTCGGCGTAAACGGCTTGGCGAGAATACAACCCTCACCGTCTTAGACACGGGCTTGCGCGATCGCGGCTAAACCCTCTTGTGCCTGCGACTGAACGATGAAGCCAAACACGTACAGCCTGAAGAGAGAGAAAGCGTCGGCAGCAGACGGACTGCGGAGATCTGCTGTGGGTCAATCGCGTCACTTTGGCCGTCGGGCGGCCCCTTCCGGTCTACGACGATCAACGGATATCGTCAGATGGTCCGGTTGGTCGGGTTCGTGCCAGAGGCCGACATTGTGATGCCCGCCGGCAAGATGCCCGCCGGCAAGTTGCACGTTTACGTGTTCGCATCTAAGCTCAACACATGTGTCCCGACGATGAGCCCAATCTCACCGATGAGTTCGATTTGCTTTACATCCGTGGCATCCACGGGTGGAGCGATTTGCACGTAGTCACCCGTAAGACTCAAATCGCAGCGAGAATTACGCACATCTTTTCCGATCCAATAGAGGAACTATCCGCACTGTGTTGCGGACTTTTGCGGGGCGAGCCTCGGAGCATGGCACGCCTTTATGACGAGCCTGGAGCAACTGTAGTCATCACATCAATCTGCGCCAAACAAAAGCATGTCGCCCAAATTGAGTTCTGGGACTGCCCAGGCTGGGACGACATCCCCTCATGCGGAACACCGACATTGAGCGTGGACATCAAGATTCGGCAATTCGTGGGCTTGGTATATCGCCAATTTGAAAAGGTGCGGTGGCTCTACGAAGAAAAGAGCTACCAAAGAAATCGTAATCCGTTCCCGCATGTCGCGTTTGAAACGCTCCAAGGGCTGTGGGTGAACTCAGCACGTTAGCGGCTCGGATTATGTCGAAGTTCCGCTTCGGGTCAAGGGCGGCTGTGGCTGGCAGGCGGTGACACAGCCGGTCTACCCCCAGCCCCGGAAATATCCGTGCGTTCCCATCACTTACGTTTCGTGCCAATAACAGTAATCAGGGCCAAGCCGCGCCGCGCACCCATTCCAAGCTTTACGTTGGCCCGCGTTGACAAGTTTCGGATCGGCATGCAGTCATTAGGAATGATATTCCGCAACACGATTGAGCCCTTCTCTGAGACCGCCGCGTATCGGTGTCCGTGCTGCCTATGCCGGACCTTGGGCGAGCGAGGCGGCTATGAGATTTGCCCTGTGTGCTTTTGGGAGGACGACGGGCAAGACGATCACGATGCCGACGAGGTCCGGGGTGGCCCCAACGGATCACTGTCGCTTACTCAGGCGCGACAAAACTTCAAGCAGTACGGTGCTTCAGATCCGGCACACCGCACGCACGTTCGACCTCCCACAGAAGTAGAGCGCTAAATTGCTGTGCATCGAGTCTCGGCGGACCAGCGCTTAGTCCGCTTCGGGTCACGAGGCGACATTTCGCCGAGACTGTCGTATGGTAACGCAATAATCTCTGTGAGAGTTGACGTGCCCCCACTCCATAGCGCCGCATACAATGCAGACGTTGAAACATTGCGACAGCTCTTAGCCGCAGGAGCGTTACCGGACCTGCGGGATGAGAAAGGTTATACCGCGCTGCTATGGGCGAGTTTTCGTGCAGCGGTCGCGGATCAAGTGCCCGTTATAGAAGCGCTCCTTGCGGCTGGCGCGGACCCCGATGCAATTAATGGCTCGGGCGATTCAAGTTGCTTGATACTTGCGGCACAGAGCGGATGCGAATCGGCCGTAGTGGCGTTAGTCGCTGGTGGTGCCAATGTTAATCAGCAAACTGATGGCGTAACAGCTCTGATGGTGGCAGCGCGCATGGGCGAATTAAGAATTGCCAGGCTTCTGCTCCAACTCGGGGCGAATCCTGCCGCTCGCGCCGGACGTTTTACGGCGGCCGATTATGCAAGGCACGGCGCACATGATGATCTGGCGGATTTTCTCGACCAAGCAATAACCGCTGGATCGCCTTCGGCTTCTGCTTAGGGTCAATCGCTACTGAGTCGACCCAGAGCCGAGTCTCGCCATGTCCGCAATGCTCCGGTCGCGTTCAGATTCCGCAGCGCAGCACGATGACGACATGTGCCAAGAGCGGTCGCGCGCCGTACTACTTCCTTAGCCTCTAGTCAGCTTGCCAACTCGGAAGTTGTGGCGCACGCTCAAGCGAGCCAGGAGGGAGCGTTTTCTCGTACTCCTCCAAATAATACTCGAGCGGCTTGGCTGTCCCCGTTACACGCAACTCTGATGTGTTTCTGTTCACTATAATTGGAGCGTTCCCGGCAAGCTGCTCCGAAACGACGCCATTATCGAGAAACTCTATGGATTGGTAGAAGAATATCCAGCCATATGGTTTTGCAATTGTGGATTCACGCACAATGCGCGCCTGCCCGTCGCACGTAATGTCCACCCATGCAACAGCAAGTGCTGCCGCCTGATTGAAGTCCATTGTATCTGTGCCTCTAAGCGGTCCTCTGTAGATGCTCCCAGGTCACAATCAAGCGCCGTCTGATGGCGGTCGTGTCGAACAGGAACTCACCACCGTGTGGCCGATACATGGCAAGCATTTCAACTGTCTGTTGCACATACTCGTCATCCGGAAAGCTATCGTCTAAGGCGATCTCGATCTTGTTCGCTGCATTCGTTGAGCAGTCCGTGCCGGAAATAAATTGCTGGATGAGCCGTTCAATTTCTAAGTTCATGTCAACTTAAAAGTTGGAGTTCGTCTGGATGGTTCTCATAACAACCTACCGAGGCGCAAACAAGCGATGTGTACCCGCGCTCACCAACTGAAGCGGCCATCAATGTCTCTCTTGGGTCAAAGGCCGAAAGTCACACATCGAGTAAATCTGGTCGGCACTACCTCAGATAGCCGACATTGGTACCAGCCGTGAAGATTTCTCCGTCGGCCATCAGCAGACATGAAGTGAGGAGTGTACCAGAGTCTTGTCAGTTGATATCATTCCCCAACCCGGGGCTTCCAATCGAGAAAGCAGGATGAGCAAAGATAAGCGAAAGAATTATATGCGTGCAATGGAGTTTTTGCGCGCTGTCAACGCCGAGCGTCGAGCTCCCAACAGTGGGGTGCTGGTGATCAATTGCAAGAAGCTACCTCCGGTCATCCGCTATTGCGTCGAGCGCGGGCTGGCAAGGCTTCGGCGTAAACGGCTGGCAAGAATACAACCCTCACGGTCTTAGACACGGGCTTGCGCGATCGCGGCTAAACCCTCTTGTGCCTCCGACTGAACGATGAAGCCAAACACGTACAGCCTGAAGAGAGTGAAAGCGTCGGCGGCAGACGGACAGCGGAGGTCTGCTGTGGGTCATTCGCGATGGGTACGCGCCGGCGCTCGGTCCAACCATGTCCGCTACACCCCGACCGCGAGCGGCTGCAGCGGCGCATTAGAATGACGTGAAGTGCCAATTGCGCTCATAAACGGCAAAGTACGCCAAAAGGCGGGCTGGCTTATTGCGCGAGTTCTGAGCCTCGGCACCTTTCTTGGCGGCTCTGCGGTCGGGCCGCCCACGCGTACGGCTCCTCGTCATGCATT